GCGACTCTGGCTAACCCTCCACCTATGTTCGAACCGCGACCCGCCCCCCACAGGACACCCACCCCGCCCCCCCGCCCCGCCCCCGGCTTACCAGTGTCTCTTACAGCGCAACAAAAATTTAAGACATACACACCTTGTATGTATACATACCGCAAAAAATAAGCTACACTATGCGTATACACACCTCAGGAGTTTAAAATGAGCACAGAAATGAAACGTTGGAACCTGTTTTTACCCGTTAATTTGCTAGAAAAAACGCAAAAATTAGCCAAAAAACGCGGTGTTTCGTCCGCTGATGTGGTTAGAGTTGCCGTAGAAAAGTACCACCAAGCAGTTGAAAAACACGAAAAAACACTGGTAGAGGCACAAAATGTCACCGCTTGACACTGAAATCGGGGACGAACCGTTGGAATACGGCGAAAAATCGGTTAGTTTTCCTACAATTAGCGATGAAATGGTGGCATCCATAGCCCTTGGCATGGAAGATGACCTGATCGTGGCAGCTCGGCATGGTTTTAGCATCGAAGAATACGAAACTCTGGCCTCCCAGAAGTGGTTTCAGCTCCAAATTGCCGTAAAAAGGTCAGAATTTGAGAGAAACGGCATCACTTTTAAGGCAAAAGCTACGTGGATGGCCGCGGACCTGCTAAATCAGGTGTACGTCAGTGCAGCAAGCAAAGACGCTTCCCTTGGGCAGAAACACGAAGTCTTAAAAACGTTGATTAAAGCTGGCGGACTAGAACCCAAAGAAGAGCGGACGCAAAATACCGGACCAACGTTTACGCTGTCTATAGATTTAGGCGGAGGCCAGACCATGAGCTTAAGCAACCAGTCAGGTGTGCAACCTGTTACATTGGATGTAGAAACCAAGGAAATTAAATGAGCGTTTACAAACCAACGGCGACGCAGCGTGAATTTATGTTGGATGAAAATTACGTTCGAGTCTTGGCTGGGCCAGTCGGCGGAGGTAAATCGGTAACGTGTGTACATGAACTTGTACGTCTAGCCATGGGACAGGCTGCGAACGCCAAAAAAATTCGCAAAACGCGCGCGGTCATTGTTCGCAACACCGCGGATCAGCTGGCGCTAACTACCAGAAAAACAGTCTTTGACTGGTTACCTCCCGGAGAAGCCGGAATTTGGAAAGCCGTTGAAAAAACGTTTATATTGATGGCTAAATTAGCTGACGGCACCATGGTTGAATCGGAATGGCTTTTTATTGCCCTTGATACACCAGATGACGTTAGAAAAGCGCTTTCATTGGAGACAACGTTTATTTGGGGCAATGAAGCACGAGAATTACACGAAGACGTAGTTGATGGATTGCTCGGTCGTTTAAACCGGTACCCCTCAATGAAAGACGGCGGGCCTACTAGGTCATGTGCGTTGTTTGATACCAACATGCCAGACGAAGACACATGGTGGCATAACAAAATGGAGGAGCCGCCAAGTAACTGGGCTATCTGCAAACAGCCGGCGGCAATTCTTAAACCGCTTATTTACACCGAGCGCTTTGGCGAAGAGCCGGAAGAAGTTTTGTTAGACAAAGACGCTAAAGAATGGTGTGTCAACCCAGAGTGTGACAACTACGATCACTTACCCAAGCAGTATTACCCAAACTTAATTCCCGGAAAAACCGAAGATTGGCTTAGGGTTTACCTTAGGTCTGAATATGGTAGGTCGCTTTCTGGAACCCCAGTGTACGAAAAAACCTTTACTGCTGAGTTTCACATAGCTAAAGACCCCATCAAGCCAATTAGGGGTGGAGACTACCCAGTCATTATTGGGCTTGACTTTGGAAGAACGCCGGCAGCTGTGTTTAAGCAGCGGGACCCACGCGGGCGCGTAGTGACCATAGCCGAGTTGGTGTCGGACAACATGGGTATTGAGACGTTTATCAGAACCAAGCTAAATCCGTACATAGCTAACAATTTGCAGGGGTGTACGTTCCTTGTTGCGCCGGACCCAGCCGGGTATGCAAAGCAGCAACTAAACGAGATGTCGCTGGTTGATGTGCTCAAAGAGGCTGGGTTTAAGTGCGTCAAACCGCCAACAAACAAGCCGGAGCTACGAATTCAGGCCGTAGAGCGCCTACTTATGCAGCAGCTTGAAGGTAAAGCGTTGTATTTAATTGACCCTGTATGCACATCTTTGATTAAAGGATTTCGTTACGGATACCGGTACAAAATCAAGAAAAATGGGGAGATGGAAGATCGTCCTGACAAAAACGAGTTTTCTCACGTACACGATGCAAACCAGTACGCGGACTCAGTAATGGACATGAATTTGCGCGGCGCAGGTATGGGGTCAACTCGGCGGGAAATTAAAAAAGTTAAGTACGCATACACTTGACCACTTGACAAGCCAGCGTACAATGCCATAACTATTTAAGGACGACCGATGGCAGCCCTAATTCCTGTTGCTCGTGCCTCTGACCTTGAGGCGCAAGCTAAGAAGCGTAGCGACGTTACGCAGAACACACCCGTTATTCAAGGATTGGCTTCGCACGTTCGCACACGTTGGGAAAGTACTCGCACTGCTAAACGCACTTTGGAAGAACGTATGCTTGAGTGTTTGCGTCAGCGTAACGGGGAATATGACCCAGACAAGCTTCAAGAAATTACCGAGCAGGGCGGCTCAAGTATTTACATTAATTTGACCTCGGTAAAATGTCGCGCTGCGACTAGCTGGCTGCGTGATACGTTGCTGGGTACAGGCCAAGACAAACCTTGGTCTATCTCAGGGACGCCAAATCCAACAATGCCGCCCGAGTTCATGGAAGAACTTAAGGCTAGACTGTCAAACGAATTGATGATTCACATCCAGCAGGGCGGAATGCAGCCTTCTGAGTCCGAGCTTCGCACAATGGCATCGACCATGAAAGACGAAGCAGAACGCGAAATACGCGAAGAGTCTGAAGCACGTATTGATCGCATGTCACGCAAGATGGAAGATCAGTTGCAAGAAGGCGGCTGGCATCAGGCGTTTAACGAATTTTTAGATGATATTGTTACGTTTCCATACGCCGTTCTAAAAGGCCCAATTAAGCGTCGCCGTAAAACTTTGAAGTGGGAAAATGGTCAACTTGTTCCCACAGAAGAAATTCGTAACGAGTGGGAGCGCGTTGATCCCTTTATGTTGTACTGGGCCCCTTGGTCTTGGGCGCTTCAAGACGGCTATGTTATTGAACGTCACCGTTTGACGGCAGATGATTTACAAGCGTTAATTAGCGTTCCCGGTTACAACGACGATGCTATTCGTACAATCTTGAATGACTTTGGTACGATGGGTATGAAACAGTGGCTTTGGACTGATTCTTCAAAAGCACAGGCCGAAGGTAAATACGTCACCGAAGCTATTATTTCTGGCGATTTGGTTGATGCTCTTCAGTTATGGGATTCGGTAAAAGGTAGCCTGTTGCTAGAGTGGGGCTTGACAGAAAAAGAAATTCCTGACCCTGCGTTAAATTATCCGTGCGAAGTATGGTTGATTGGCAACGTGGTTATTCGAGCCGTGTTAAACTACGACCCGTTGGGTCGCAAACCCTACTACCTCACAAGCTACGAAAACCTTCCCGGTTCTGTTGACGGCAAAGGCGTAACAGACTTGTGCCGCGATTCGCAAGCTATGGTTAACTCCGCAGCGCGCTCGTTGGCTAACAATATGGGCATTTCCTCGGGCCCTCAGGTTGGCGTAAACATTTCAAGGCTGCCTCCCGGAGAAGATATCACTGATCTGCACCCGTGGAAAATCTGGCAGTTTTCGCAATCTGAATACGGCGACAGTTCTCCTCCTATTAGCTTTTATCAGCCAAACAGCAACGCCAATGAGTTAATGGCTGTGTTTGAAAAATTCTCTGCTCGCGCTGACGAAGACACAATGATTCCTCGTTACATGACCGGCGAAAACACACCCGGTGCGGGACGTACGTCTTCCGGTTTGTCTATGTTAATTTCCAATGCCGGCAAAGGCATTAAACAGGTTATTAGTAACATTGACAAAAACGTTATTACTCCCGCAATTGAGCGGCTGTATCAAGACAACTTGCGTTACAGCGACGATCCCGATTTAGTTGGTGATGTTAATATTGTTGCCAAAGGCGCATCTAGCTTAGTTATTAAAGAATCTGAAGCTGTCCGACGCAACGAATTTTTGCAAATGGTTCTTAATAGCCCTGTTGCACAGCAGATCGTTGGCATGAACGGCACTGCCGAACTGCTTCGAGATTCTGCAAAAAATCTAAGCGGCAACGTAGATCGTATTGTTCCAGACCGCAAAGAGCTTGCCGTTGTCCAACAGCAGCAGCAGCAAATTGCGCAATTGCAAGAACAGCTAGCTATGATCGTGGGCGAGATGCAGAATGCTGGAGCAGCACCGGGTATGACGCAAGGCGCGGCTCCCAAGAATATGCTTCCAGACGGTAGCCAAGTTGGCGGCCGCGAAAGTAATATGATATCTGCAAGACCAAACGGAATTTAAAAACACTTGACTGTATAAAAAGTGAGTGGTATAAAATACACAAATGAAGATTTTTATAGGCCAAAAGCCTGACCGTCAGCACATGCAAGCGCTTCAGCGCTGCAGGCTGGATGAAAATGGTGCTCTGCTGGACTTGTTCCGCAGGAGTCTTGAGGAAACAAAAACCTCCCTGATTTCTGCCGACGATCCAATACGAATACACCGGCTTCAGGGTCGCGCAGAGGTCTTATCAGATTTTCTCGAGGCGGTTGAAAAAGCGCACGAGATTTTCGACCGGGTCAAGTGACCCGATTTTTGTAGTCCTAGCAAACCATTATGTTAGACGGCACACCGGTAACCCCGACGCCCGAAATGCAGAGTTGGCGCTTTAAAGGAAATTTAAAATGGCATTGCCTAAGCAAGTAGAAGCTCAATTACGTGAACTGGAACAGATCGAAAAACAAATAGCTGAGAGTCAAAACCCAGCGCCCGCTAACCCGGAGCTTACGGAAAATCCT